TCACCAAACACTTAACCAAAGTACAAAAGAAACAAATACCATTTGCATCGGCAGCAGCCATCAATGAAACACTCAAGCAGGTGGTCAAGGCAGAGCAGATGCAAATCACTAAGCGACTGGATAGGCCGACACCATTCACCGTCAAAGCCTTTAAGATCAGATATGCAAAGAAGCACGCATTACATGGCGAGGTGATCATCAAGCCGGCGCAATGGAAGTACCTCAAGTATCAGATCGAGGGCGGCACAAGAACGGGCAAGATAGGTGTACCAACTGCCAATGCAAAGCTAAACAAGTACGGCAACCTACCAGGCAGACGCAAAGGATTGATCAGAGGCAAGAAGCAATATATGAATGATAAGGGTGTATGGGAGAGGTCGGGCGGTAAGAAGAACTCACGATCTAAGTTGGTAGTTGCATTTGCATCAAGTGTGACATACACCAAACGCTTTCCATTTTATAAGATAGCGGACGGTGTTGCACGCTCACAGTTTCAAAAGAACTTTCAGCGCAGCATTAAGCGTGCCATCGCATCAGCACGGTGATATACATAGCCAGAATGGAAAAGGTACTCCTGGGGATCTGCCCATGAGGGTAATTCGCGAGCGCAGTATTTTTTTAGTTTCAGCAAATATATATGGGTTTCGTTTCAGTAAATGTGAGTTAAATCAAAGAGTTATATGAATATTGAATATGTAAAAATTAAAGAGTTGCAAGGTTATGAGTTTAACACTCGCACGCATAGTGATAGCCAGGTTAATCAATTGGCCGCATCGATTGGCGAGTTTGGTTTTACCAATCCGCTGTTGATTGATGGCGAGCGCCAGATTATTGCCGGGCATGGCAGATTTGCAGCAGCTACAAAACTGCAAATGGATGAGGTGCCGTGTATTGTGCTGGATCATTTGAGTGAGGCACAGCGCCGGGCGTATGTTATTGCTGATAATAAGCTGGCACTCAATGCCGGATGGGATGAGGATTTATTAAAACTTGAACTCAGTGCATTGGATAAGATTGGTTTTGATTTATCGGTGGTTGGTTTTGATGCGGACGAATTATCCGGCTTGGTGATTGATGAAGATATTGCCGGCGGTTTAACCGATGAGGATGATGTGCCAGAAGTGGCTGAGATACCAATCAGCAAACAAGGCGATATTTGGCTGCTTGGTGAGCATAGGGTTATGTGCGGTGATTCAACTAATGGCGGTGATGTTGCTTTATTAATGAATGGTGAAAAGGCTGATATGGTCTTTACTGACCCACCGTATGGTGTAGATATAAAAGGTAAATTTACTGGAACAATATTAAATGATAATTTACAAGGTGATGAGTTTATAAATTTCTTAACATCTTGTTTTGAAAACTTAAATCAATATAATAATGGTAATTTATATATCAGTTATGAAATAAAAAATCAGACTCTTTTTGAAAAAGCACTTGAAAATTGTGGTTTTAAATTTGATGAGATTATTATCTGGAATAAAGATTCTGCTTCTTTTTATTCAAAAAACAAATACAACAGAAAGTATGAGCCAATATTTTTTATTGAAAACGGAAAAGAATTGAAGTGTGAGCCAGATGTTAATGTTTGGGATTTTGCTAAAAGTTCATCATTCGCAAGTAGAGATGAGAACAATAAAAGGTTTAATGAAAAAGGTAATTTTTTAGTAGCACACCCAACAACTAAGCCTATTGGTTTAATAAGTAAAGCATTGAACAACTCAACATCATTAAATAATTTAACTCTTGATTTATTTTTAGGCTCTGGCTCAACATTAATAGCTTCAGAGAAGAAAGGTCGTAAATGTTATGGAATGGAACTTGATCCAAAGTATGTTGATGTAATTATTAAAAGATGGCAAGACTACACGGGCAAGAAAGCAATACACGCTGAATCTGGCGTGTGCTTTAATGAGGTTGCAGATGCAAAGTAGGTGGCATAGTGCGATTGAAAGTTTGACCAATGTGGCGATTGGTTATGGCGTGGCGCTGGCTTCGCAGTTGTTGATTTTTCCATTTTATGATATTGATATTAGCCTGCAAGACAACATCGCCATCGGTGTTTGGTTTACTTTAATATCGTTAGTGCGCTCGTATGTGATCAGACGTTATTTCAACAAGAGGACTGAGCATGGCTGATCAAACTTATTCAATTGAAACCATCTCCAAACTTTTGATGCTATCCGAGCGCAGGTGTCAACAGTTGGTAGGTGAGGGAGTGATACCCAAACAAGGCCGTGGCCAGTATGACTTGGTGAAAAGTGTGCAGGGGTATGTGAAGTTTTTGCGTGAACGTGCGTTTGGTGGGGTGGCGAATACTGATCAGCATGGTGAGAAAACCCGGCTAATAACTGCCCAGGCAAATATTGCTGAGATGAACGATGCAGAACTTCGAGGGGATTTGGTGCGAGTGGATGAGATCCGCCGCTCGATATTTACCGCTGCGCGTGGCGTGCGTAATTCGTTGCAAACGGTGGCTGATAGATTGGCACAACCTTTGGCCGGTGAAGATGATCATCATGAAATACACGCAATGATTGAGAATGAAATTAATCAGATCTTGCATGAGATGGAAAGTGAGTTTAATAATTTGGTGAGTGAGCCAGTGGACGATGAGCCAGAAACAAATACCACTAGTTGATGTAGCCGGCGAGGGCTTAACTTTTGATGCGATCGTCAGAGGTTTAAAGCCCGACCCGCAAGAGCCGATGAGCGAATGGGCGGATGAATATCGCCTGCTCGGACAAACTTATGCGGCCGAACCTGGCAAGTGGCGTACCGACCGCACGCCGTATTTGCGCGAGATCATGGATGCATTTTCGCCGTCATCACGATGTGAATTTGTAACGATTATGAAAGGCGCACAGCTTGGATTTACCGAAGCACTTACCAACATGATCGGCTACATTATCCACCGCGCACCCGGCCCGACAATGATGGTGCAGCCTACGCAAAACCTGGCAAAACGATATTCAAAACAACGCCTGGCAACCATGATCCAAGACATGCCAGTATTACGCGGCCTGGTGGCAGATCCTCGCGCAAGAGATAGCGGCAACACCACCACCTCAAAAGCATTTGACGGTGGCGTTTTGTTTATTGCCGGTGCTAATTCGGCGGCGGATTTGCGATCTGTACCCGTGCGCTATTTGCTACTTGATGAGGTTGACGCTTATCCGTATGATTTGGACGGCGAGGGCGACCCCATCGAATTAGCAGTGAATAGAACAAAAACATTTGCACGTCGTAAAGTGCTGATTGGATCAACACCAACGGTGAAAGATGTGAGCCGTGTTGAGCGTGAATTTCTTAAAGGCGATCAGCGAAAATACCATGTGGCGTGTCCGCATTGCGACGGCATGCAGGAGTTGCATTGGCAAAACATTAAATGGAGTAAGGACGAAAACAAAGTGCCACGACCAGAAACCGCCGTGTACATGTGCGAACATTGCGCCGGAGTTATTACCGAAAGTGACAAACTCGACATGCTGCAACATGGCAAGTGGGTACCCACTAAGCCGGATAATAATTATCGAGATACTCGCAGATCATATCACATATCATCGCTATATTCGCCGTGGGAGTCATGGGCAAACCTGGTGCAAAAATGGCTTGATGCACAGCAAGATCCGCACTTGTTAAAAACATTCATCAACACCGCTTTGGGTGAATGTTGGGATGAGGAATCAAACCGCGTGGATATGAATGATCTTAGAAAACGCGCTGAGGATTATCCATTGCGCACTTTGCCAATGGGCGCATTGGTGGCCACTTGCGGGGTGGACGTGCAAGACAATAGACTTGAGGCAGTGATCTGGGCGTTTGGTAAAGGTGAGGAAAGTTGGGCGATTGATTATCAAGTGTTTTTTGGTGATCCGGCAAGCCCCAAACTTTGGGATGAGTTGGACGAATGGTTGCAATTAGAGTTGGATCATCAAAGTGGATCAGCGGTTAAACTCTCAGCGGTGGCGATTGACACCGGCGGACACCACACACAACGGGTGTATGACTTTTGCAGGCTTCGTAAGCATCGCCACGTTATTGCGATTAAAGGACAATCCACTCGCAACCGCCCCGTTGTTGGCAGACCAACCAATCAAGACATCAGCCTTAAAGGTAAAACCATTCGTGGTGGTGTGCAGTTGTGGCCGGTGGGATCAGACACTGCAAAGAGTGTTTGGTATGGTCGTTTCGGTGTGGATGAGGGTGCGGGATCGGTGCATTTTTCAACAG